AAATTTGAAATGCACCAGCAAGTGCTATATTATATACACTTTGATTTAAGTCTACTCTATCTGCAGGAATTCCTTTTCCTCGATGCTGATATGCTACATGAAAATTAATATTAACTTTAGATGCATTTCTAATTACATTTGCTTGATCATATGGAAGAAATGGAATATTGTATTGTTTATATTGCATTCCTGCAAGGTAACATTTATATTTAGGATTATTTAACAATGGATATAAAAATATATCTTCTCCACGATACCCATGTCCTAAAGTTCCAATAAAACATACATCATAATGTTTTTCTGTATGTGTTGGGTAAAATAAATGATTATTTCCTGCTAATGGAATATGATATAATGAAAATCCAATTTCATTAAATTGTTTAACTAAATTAGGACATTCATGCTGAGTTGTTATAAAAAATTCGACTAATCCTTTAAATTGATAAAAATGTGGTTGTAGTTGATCAGTTGCACATATAATCTTTATATTTGGATTATTTTTCTTTACTTGTTCAAACATTTGCACATTCATATCGCCAACATATACAATTAAATCATATTCGCCATTTAAACATACCGTTATATTATATTCCTGAATAGGATAAAAATCTACATTATGTCCTAAATCTAAGAATCCATATCCCCATTCTTTTAGTATCGGAGTTGGATGACTATTTGTATCAAATATTGCAATTTTCATACTAAAACAATGATATTAATTGTTCCCATGTTATTGGTCTAGTTATTTCATCGCGATTTGAATTTAAAAATTCATATGTAGATTGTATATCTAATGAATGTGGTTTTTGTTTTCCTCGCCGTACGAATCCAGAAAATGAAGGAATAACAGCGTGAATTTCTAAATCAGATCGTTTTCCTAATTCAGCAAATGCTTCCCACGCATTATCACAAAATGTTGGATCTAATAAATATGGATCTGTTGGATTAATATCATCCATGATAATAGTACCATTTGAATTTAAACGTTTTAAAGAATTTTCAAAATCTCGTAATACTTGATTCTTTTCATGGGATGCATCAATAAAAATAATATCCCATGTTTTATCTTTACCGACCGTATCAAAAAATTCATCAGTATACATACAATATGTAGGATTCGATGTCGGATTACAATCTACACCCTCTTTACTATTACATATTATGTGATTAAATGTGTTATTTGCGTCTCGTACGCCTAATTCTAGATATGATTGATAATTAAATTTATTAATAAAAAAATTAATAATTTCTCGATAATGTATTTGTCCGTGGTGTGGATTATTCATTTGTTAGCCCTTCTTTATTAAATATTTCTTGCCAACCGTCAGACACTCGCCCTCCGACTCTGGCATAATTAAAATATATTGATTTTTCGCGAGATTTCAAAATTATTTTCGGATTCAACGTTTGAGTAAATGCATTTCCATCTAATTCAAATTGCCATGGACTATATGATGGATGTAATACTTGTTTAAGATAATCTGTTTTCCAAATTGCTGGCTGAACTGAGTTTAAATACATACTATGATTATCAAATTGATATACATCTTCAGATAGTTTAGTTAAACTATATACATTAGGTGGATATAATTTATCAAACATAACTTTATGTGCATTCAAATATTCTAGTAGATCAATATGTTCTTGAATAAATGATTGTGATATAGTTTCAGTTAAATAATAATCTTCTAATAAAAAACATACATATGGGGTAGTTACGAGATCTAAACCTGCTAACATTCGCTGACCCCATGATAGATTTAATCCAGGTAGTACATTTTTGTAGCCATCATACGGTAATGCAATAGTTTCTCCAACAAATATGTTTTTTGTATTTAACTTCCAATATCGTTTATACAAAATATCAAAATTTTTCCAAAGTGATTGATATGAATCACATGATCCGATTACAACTGATAATTTATCTTTCATAAAATTCTTTAAGCTCAATTAATTGTTCTTTAATATCTTTTAATTTAGTTCCTGCTAAGCATTTGTTTTTTCCGATATCATCAACTGGAGTTATTATGCAATCGTGATTAAATACATTTTTTATTGTCTTTAATAAATCAAATTTGGAAATACATTCGCTACAAAAAACATAGTTACGTTCAGTATTATTATTTTCTATTAGCGATATGCATTGTTTTGCCCATTCTAACGTCGTAATACCATTCCACATAGCATTTGTATAACCATTTGCAGAATTTTGTTTTAAAAACCAACATAATAAGCTATCTGCAGAATCCATTTCAATTCCGATAATTGATGTTTTAATAATATATGTATTTTTACTATTAGTCATCAACCAGTCTGTTGCAATTCTTTTTGAAATACCATATAGCGTATTATCAGATTCGCAATCAGTAGCAGGATGGAAGATTTTGCATAATGTATTTAATTCTAGAAAAACAGGAAGAATAGAATTGATTCCAAAATCAGATGTTTTTTGTGGTATAGCCCCTATACAATTGATAATATAATCTCCATCGTATTGTTTAATAAAATCTGTAAATTCTTGTTGCGGCCATCGATAGGTAGTAGTATCAATTTTATAAAACTGACTAAGATATTTGTATACGGCATTACCTAACATTCCGGTGTGGCCCAAAATTAATATTTTCATATGAATTGAATTCTATTTTTAAAATGTTTTTCCAAATATTTGTCATACCATGTTTCTTGGGTATGTTCTAACATGATGTTAGCTCCTAAATTCAAAGCTGGCGTTACTCGTAATAAATCATTATGTATATTAGATGTAGATCCTATAGATAATACCCATTTAGATTTTGATATTAAATCTTTGAGTTCATCCAATGTTAATGAATCTGCAGCATGAACGTTCAAATTTAAATTTTGAATAATCGATTGTCTCCTAGGAGTCATTAATCCATAAAATAATATATCAATTTCTGTTTCATTATCATGAAATGTTGATTTTAAATTAGGCAGTAATGGTTTAAATTTGAAATTTCTATAACTAGAATTTAGAATTGAATAATCATACACCATTACTGCATTATCTAATAATCTACAATAATCAGCATCTAATTTGTATGGAACTTCTAAATCTTCCGTTTGATATACAATATACGGATGATCTATAGATTTCATACGATCCCAATAAAAGTATATTGGATATTCTGTTTGAAGTAATTGTTCTACATCTAATCGTATGAAATCTATAAATTGCATAAATTACTAGTTATATCATTGGAAGAATTTCTTCGATTGTGAAATGTTCAACCTCATTAGAATATGGACCTTCTTCCAAAACCTTTTCATGCATATTTTCTCCAGGTTGTAATCCAATAATTTTAATAGAAATTTCTTGTCCATTTCCGTATTTATGAATCATGGCTTGTAATAAATCATCTATACGCATAGATTTCATTATAGGACAATATGGTGTACAGTCTGTTGAATTTGCCATGCAATCGATTATTAATTGAATTGCATCATCTACTGACCAAAAGAATCTAGTAGCTTCCGGGGCTGTTACGATAACTTCTTTTCCTTGTTCAATTAAATCTTTCCATTTACATAAAACCGACCCTGTTGAATATAAAACGTTGCCATATCTTACAGTACGATATATTATGTTAGGGTTTATTTCTTCATACTGTTTAATAGCACGTTCCATTAAGAATTTAGTGGCTCCGTATACCCCTGCAACTTGTGCTGCTTTATCTGTTGATACTGATAATACGAACTTTAATGTTGGGTGGTTTAATGATTGTTCTAAAATATTTAAAGATCCGATAACATTAGTTTTAATATTTTCTCTAACAAATTTTTCTGCTAAGCCTACATGTTTAGATGCAGCTAAATGAAAAACTCCAGTTACATTTTGCATTGCTTGTCGTACTTCAAATGCATCCGAAATATCACCAGTATATATATCAACCTGCGGATACTTTTCTTTAAGTGTAATTAGTTTTCCTTCATCTCGACTAATAACACGTACTTTTCCACCTTGTTGTAATACATATCCAACTAACGGATATCCTAAAAAACCAGATCCGCCGGTAATTAGATATAATTTGTCTTTTTCAATTGTTATCATAATGTTTCGTAATAATTATTTTGTTTTATTTGTTTTTCTATTGTTTTAGGATGTTGCAAACACCATTCTGGATCGGTTGGTAAATGTGACATTGTTTTATAGCCAGATAATACTTCATGCACTCGATTTTCCCATTTAATGTGATCTGAATTACGGTAAATTCTCCATTGAAAATCCGGAAAATTTATCCATCCCTTTTCATTTACATTCCATCCCCAACGCTTAACATGTTGCTCAGTAAGTCCTTCAACCGTATTGATTCTCGGAACACGAATTACATCTACTTGATTGTGTTGAAGTACTTGTGGTAATAAATCACAAACATATGCAGTAATCATTTCGTCAGCATCAATTTGAAAAATATAATCCGTTGTACATAATGTTGTTAAATAGTTTTTCCAATCTGCAAAATGTCCTTGAAATTCTGCTTTATGCCAAGCAAATTCTCCATTTATAGAATGAGAACGTAAAAATGCTTCAATTTCTGGATCTCCATTTTTTGAATCAAATAAAACAACAATTTTATCATGGATTCTCTTATTCTTAAGCAAAAATGTAATTAATCTTTGTATTTCAATGAATTCATTGCAAACCGTTATAGCATATGTTAGTGTCATATTTTATTATATTAAATTTCGTGTTATTATCAAACCTTTTGAAGCTTAGGTAATTTTAATTCAATGGCTTTTGGTAACTTGTCGACACCTGCATCAATAATTTCTAATACCGCATCATATTGTTTACTTACTGCTGATTTTGAAAAATTTGAATTTACAAAATATCGTTGACGGGTAGCTAAATCTTTCCATGTTTTATAATTCTTTAAAACTTCTTGCATCATTTTGCCGGCATATCCATAATCGGGAGTAAACCATTTAGCTTCGCTTATTAAGAACTCATTTTGTGCAGATGGATGAATTGGCGTCAATCCGCCTGGAATTGCACATATAAAATCTTTCTTAAGAAAATCAGCCTGTCCGGAATAGTGTGGTGCAATGATTGGTTTACCGGTGGTAGAAAATTCTAGCAAGGGACGACCAAAACCTTCAGCTTTAGTAAATGATACCATAGCTTTAATTTTAGGGTGATTGTAAAGTGCATTCATTTCTGCATCTGTTAAATCACCATGCAACAAGTATATATTAGGTAATTTTTCTGCTGGAAATAAGTCTTTGAGTTGTTCAATTCGATTTTCTATGTCCATTCGATCCATTACAGAATATGTAGCACCGCTAGTTTTCAATAATAGAGCCGGTGCATCTTTTTTATTTTTAAATGTATTGAAAAAACAATGTATAAGTCCGCTGATGTTTTTACGATCTTCACCTACCTGACCTTGCAACCAATGTCCAACCCCTAATAACACATTGGATTCTTGAATTGAATCAATTTCACGTATTTCGGCAGTAATATTTTTATTATCATATATTGCATCAAAGTATTCTGATATTACTTGGATGTTTGTAACAATATCTAAATTATGTCGTTTTGCTGTTTCTTCAAATACCGTTTTAGTAAATTGACTAGGAACAATTACGACTTGCATTTGATTGATTTTTGCAATCCATTCAGCAGGACAAACATCTCCTTCTGTACCCGCAGTTACACCAATATTATATTTGCCAATAGCTTGAAATTCATTTGGAACTGTTATTTGCACCCAAACATCAGGTTGTTCTTGCAATGGCAATGGGATAATTCTACGATGCCAATCCGTAGGTATAGGAAATGTTGTTGGGGTATGCCCCCATGGCATTGATAACAATTTGATATCCCACTCGGAGCTTCTTTTTGAAATAAATTGATCAATTACTTCTCGAGCATGATGACCGTAACCACTTTGCGTCATTACGGGTGAAGCTATAACTACTTTTCGCATTCTACTATTCCTGTTTTTTCGTATTTATGTGTTGTAACTTTGTTTAATGTATATCTAGGACGTTCAACGGGTTTTGATACAAATAAATAATCAATCATTGATATCATTTTTTGTCCCATTTGTTGAGCCGTTAAACCATTCTTTAATGCCCATTCTCTCCCAGCATACCCCATTTCTTCTCGAAGCGTTTCTGGTGTATTATACCAATATGCAATTGCATCGGCAACATCTTCATAACGAACTCGATCATCAAAGATATATGGCGTTTGCGGAGATCCTTGAAGTGATCTATTACTTGGAAATACTGGTTTAGCCCACACACCATGTAATTTATACTTCCCGGTATGATTGGTTGCAAATTCTCCGTCAAATCGAATCCATTCATCATTCTCATCTACAAATCCACATTGATCTTGTAAACCGCCAGTTACATTGTTTATGATCGGCGTTCCTGATAAGATTGCTTCAGTTGAACTAAGTCCCCAACCTTCATTTGAACCTATATTAACTACAACATCAGACACATTATATAATGCATTCAATTCGGCAGTACTTAATTTTTGTTCTGAAAATATGATTTTACATGTAGGTGCCAATGTTTTCCATATTGCACGTAAATCAGTACCATTTGCATCAACAATTTGGGTATGCATTAGTAATGCAACTTTACTTTGTTGTTCTTTTGGTAGCGAATCTACAAAATGTTTAAATGCTAAAATTAAGTCACCTGGTTGTTTTCTTCGTATGTTTCTATTATTCCAGAATACTACGAAATCAACCCCATGTTGCTTTTTTATGCGATCATATGCTGCTTGATATGCAGGATCGGTTGCATCTAATGGTTTAAACATGTTATGATTTAATCCATGAGCTACAAATCCTGTAATAATTTCGTCTGATGCTACTGTATCAGTAACTGTTCCTGGTGCATCATAATCTACAACCTTAAATCCGTTTTGCGTAAGCACTTCTTTGTGAATATTATCAGATTGCTTACTAATACCCATAATCAGGTCACAACTAGCATAAAAAGGTGCATTCCACATTGGATATGGTAAATCGTCCCAAATTGAATAATAAATCAAAGGAACTTTGAATGTAGATTTAATTTCGTGTTCTAATGCATACAACCAAGTCCAATATCTAGGATCGGTGAAATGCATAATGGCATCTGGTCGTTCTTGATTTAAAATAGCATACAATATGTTTTTATCGCCATAACCGTTCCATGGAATCAATTTTACTGATGCATCTTGTACCCCCGTTTCTTGAATTACCTCTGCAGATAAATCAAATGCTTTGCCAGCATCCGGATGTTGAAGTGCAGCTCCTAATTGAACCCAATCATAATGATGTACGGTATTTAAAATAATTTCTTTGCTAATTGTTCCTATGCCTGATGGTAATCGGAAATCATCCGCTAACAATAAAATCTTCTTTTTCTTTGGTTTGTTAGGGTCAATCTTTTGTAACTTTGGTAACTCCATTCTTTTCCTTTATAACTTTAATATAAATATACTAACCGAGAATAACAACCGGTTTATTAAGTTTTTTTGATTTTGTCCAAGCAGTTTGAAGTACTGGATCGAGTTGCATTTCATTTGTCATGATCATCATGTAATCACAACGTTCTGCAATCAGTTTCATGCGATGGTGAAGTTGACTAAAATGATAAGGTTTTCCATAATAAGATTCTGGCATTGCAGAATATATGTTATATCCAGAAAAGCTAGGGTTGTATTCTTCATATTGTAATCCAAATTCTAATGCAAATTTTCTAACCATGCTATTAGCACCTTCATTTCCTCCGGCACCAACCACAATTAATTCATCTCCAAACTTCTTTTTGAGCATTTGAAGTGTTTCTTGTATTTTTCGTTTATTTTGCCAACCAGTATTGCCAATAACTGCTATACGACTCATTGTATCTCTTTTATAAATTTAATACCCTTTGGAAGATATTTGTATACTATGCGCAACATGTTTTCTAACAATTTTCTATTTTCTTTGTGATTAGGTCCTGTTATGTTGGTGCATAATTTATATTGCATAGTATCCCAACGTTTGCCAGTCCAACTAGGATGCGTGCTTACTTCAAATTCATAAACATAAACATGTTCATGCTTATATCTTATTCTCTGATTCTGTTCTCTTTCGGACATCTTTCGTAATCTGTTTTAAATGCACAATATTTGCAATTTGCAGCACCTTTACCTGCCGTAGCTAAATACGCCTTATCTGCTTGTTTATTACCTTCTAAATCAAAGCAATGTTCAATGAATAAATCAATACTTCGTTGTACCCGCTTTTGTGTAACACTACCAGCAGCAGGTTTAATATTTTGTATGCGTTTCTGTGGAAACATCGACTCTTCCATTATTTTGCGTTTAACAACAAAAAATTCAACATCAATATTTTCCTTTGGTGTGCCATATTGTTTTGCAAAGTAATTTTTATATGTAATTAATTGTGCTAATTTAAGTGAATCTGATTTTGCATTTTTATTCCAACCGTTGCGACTAGTTTTAATGTCAAGTATTAGAATCTTATTGGTTGGTACGTGTCGCATAACAACATCCATAAACCCATACCAATATACTGAAGGATTGATATCTGATGCCTGTACACATAATTCCATTTCAATACCAGCAAGTTCCCAATTTTTAGTTGAAAAATATTGAGATCGTCGTTTCTTGAACCATTCTAATATAGCAACACCGTCTTCTAAATATTCTGCTAATTGCAACGGATTTGAAAAATGTTCACCTGCATTCTCAGCAACACAACGTGTATACTCTTCTTTAAGTTTTGCTGTTAATATGTCTCTAAAATTCATTGATTCAGCTCGTTTAACGGATTCGGTATACATGACCGTTAAGAAGTGTTGAAATGTTTCGTGAAATGCTGTACCGAAACATGTTTCAATTGAGACTTGAAATGGAGCTAATCCGTCAATGTAATTAAGTTTCCAAGAAAGAGGACATCGTTCATACAATGACCATTGTGAATAGGATATTTTTCTAGGAACCGTCGTTGCATCTCGTTGAGATAAACGATATATATGACTTAAATAGTTTCCGGATTTCATACTATTATTATATGAAATTATTTACCAGATTCCAACCTTTCTAATTCATTTAATGCCCGTTGCATATAAAGAATATCATCCATTTTTTCTTCAATGCTATGTTGCAACCACTCTTTCAAAGTAAGATCCGTACGATCCATATCGGTACCATACTTTGCTTTTCCAATTTGATGTCTACTAACAAATTCATCAATAATTTGATCTACAACGCTATCTGTTTTTGGTATTGCTCGTAAGTGTCTGTCTTGCTGATTTGATATCATTTTATTCCTTTTAATAGTTTCTTTTTTTCTCCTTCACTATATCCGTACATAGTTAGAATTCTATCACATTGCATCTTATCCATTAAATCAACGTAATCTACGGCTTCAGAACGACTTACTTGATAATGTTCAGCAATTTGTGCAATTAAATCCTTTTCATACTTATCCTCAGATTTGCCTTTTATGTATTTTGCAAAGCTTTTATTGGTTGGTAGTAAATCGTAGTATAATCGATATGTATCGCGTGGTGATAATTGTCCTATAGTATACGTTTGAAACTCATTGATTAATTCTGTTAGTTCCATGCGCATTGATAACCAACGATTAACAATAAACGGTGTGAATTTCTTCTGATCCGTTTCGGACCAGCGAGACCATTCTCGTTTTTTATCAGTTACACCTGCAATCAAATCAAACATTGTTGCACTCTTTTTTTCGTCTGCCATTTGTTATAGTTTATATTTTTTGCGATATTGTTCTTCTAGCATTTTACCTATGCCCATTTCAAGTATTACGGCTGTGTCTGGTACTCCTATGATGCGTTTTGCATCTAAAATATCATCAATTGATTTGTTGCGAAATGATTTTATCTTAATTTTAGCATTGCTTCGATTAGATGTTTTAAATACAATTGTAACCGTACTTTTGTGATATTGTATAGACATTCTATTTAGTTTTCATTTTAACTGGCTGAAATTCTTCTGGAATTGCACCACAATCGTCGCATCTAAACACGGGAATCGGTACCATGGTATCTTTGTCAGAGCCTGTTAAAAACTTAGATACTTTATTAATTGCCATAACTTGACGAAAATACATTCCGTCACATTCTTTACATGATATCGGTTGCATTTCATTTGGCCCGATATTGATATTCATTTTACTCATATTTCTCCTAATAAATTTACAAACATTGCCATTATGTTAATTTCTTTATCTACCACGCTAGCGTCTTTAAATTGTGCTTCTGCTATAATCAAAATGCAAGGTGCTATATGACCATGAGCAAACTCATCTAGATTGTCATATAAAAATGTATACATGGGAGTAAAGTCTCGAACTTTGCTATCTGCAATGCATTGTCGGATTTTTGTGAAAGTTGCTTTTTTATCTTTAGCAGTTTTAAGCATTTCTAATACTTCCGTCATGTAATTTGCTTGAATTGCTGAAGCTTTATCCAATTGCAATACTCCGTTAACTACAGATGCTTGTGCTGCATTGATTGCTCGACGAATATCCGGATATGATGAATTGATAATTGCAGCAATATCTTTGATATCATAAGTTACACCTTTTTCATCAAGCACCGTAACTAATCGTTGTGCTACATCTTTTTTATTTGGTGGCGTAATAGCAAATGTTTGACAACGTGATTGAATTGGATCAATAATCTTTTCAACATAGTTACATGTTAAAATAAATCGTGTTGTTTTGCTATATGTCTCCATCAAATTACGAAGAGCTGCTTGACCGTTTGGCGTCATATAGTCAAACTCATCACATAATACAATTTTCCATCGTTTAAAGCCTACTGTTGATGCAAATCTTTTAATTTTATCTCGCACAGTATCTACTGAGTTTTCATCAGAACAATTTAAGTATAATACATCTGCATCGATACTATATGCAATAATCTTTGCTAGAGTCGTTTTACCAGTTCCAGCTGGCCCATAGAATAATGTATGAGGTACGTCATTATTTTCTATCCATAGTTTTACTTTTTCAGTAATATGTTCGTTACCAATATATCCATCTAAGGTACCTGGTCTAAATATTTCTGTCCATAATGTGTGATCTTGTTGTTTATACATATAACTTTTTTAGTTTAGTAGATAATAATTCAATTTCATCATCCCAAATCCGTAGTAGCGGAATATTGTGGAGTTTAGCTTTAGAATTTTTTTTATAATCGTTTTTTCTTGTATTTAATTGTTGTTTGTTTAAATTGATATCAGATAAATTTTTACCATGCCAATAACTACCATCTATTTCAATTAAAATATTATGATCTGTTAAATAAAAATCATAATGGCTACCCGATATAGCATATTGCTGAATATAATTAATCTTATGTAAATCAAAGTAACTTTTAGCAATTAATTCTGGTTTTGTATTTGTGCGCGGGGCTGCTGGTGTATAATATAATGAATTTGAACATGATCTGCAAAGACGTTTAGGATTATCATGTAACTTTTTTACATAACTTTCAGTAACACCTTTTTTTGTAACATGTTTTTTCAGTTCGCCACAATTCTTACATGGAATTTCATATTCAAATATTTTATTGCCATACCGATTATTAATCCAGATTAATCGACAATATTTACAAACAGAATTGTTTTTTTCAGCAACAGCTTTTAAATTAATATCTTTATATGATATTATACTATTACATAAAGGACAATTTCTAGTATGATTCATTTATTTACCCGTTGATCCAAATCCGCCTTCGCCTCGTTCTGAATCAGATAATTCGTCTATTTCCGTTAACTCAATTTGCGGATATGGCATTATTATTAATTGTCCTATTCTATCTCCGAGTTGATATACTTTAGAATTAAGTAATCCATTTATTGAACGATATTTAAACATTATTTCTCCCCTATACCCGGAATCTATAACTCCTACATGATTTGTCAAATACAAATCTGTTTTACTATTTGATGATCTTGGATAAATCAATCCAACATAGCCTTGCGGTATTTCTATTGCCAATCCGGTACCGTATACAACATTACCGTAATTATCTTTTGTTGCAGAAATAGCTGTTAAATCTAATCCTGCATCGCCTGGCTTTGAATATGCCGGGATCGTTGCATCTGTATGTAATCGTTTTACTCTTACTTGCATTGTACCTCCTAAATCAATTCTGCAACATCACCAACCAATACGTTGATTCAAAATCAGAACCTGTAAATTCAATTCTAGATAATCCGTCAGGTGATACATGCAATTTACCAGAATCTCCACGATTTGCTACAAGCACTTCTTTTAATTTATCTGCTGAGAAACATACCGGATCCATATCACCACTTGTAGTTGTTCCTACTTCGAATGCAATGTTATCTGCATTAACCGTTGAATAATTGATAATAAATTTAATCGTGCCGCCTTTAACTTGTACTGCAAAATTTTTAGCATCAGGTAATGCATTTTTTGCTTTGATAAACTTGCTAACAAATTCTTCATTAACAGGAATTTCAATAACATAATCAGGTTCTGCATTAATTGTTGGAACTGCTGGGATAACTGTTGTATCAGCTAACATGAATGTTGCTTTGGTGCTACCTTCTGCAATTTCCATTGCATAATTCTTACCTGCTGCATCTTTTACCGTTATGTTGATATTTTCACCTAATGCACCCAACATTTTATTCAATGCTCCGGTATGATTGATTCCTAATTCGCCTTTCATAAACGGCGTTGTTTTCCAATTGATTTTTCCTACAATTGTTTGATCTACATCAATCAATTCACAATTAACACCGGTTTCATTTTCTTTTAGTTTAACCGCTTCGCAGTTTCCTGCTAAATAATAACGATTAATAAATGATTGTAACTTGCTTTTTTCCATGTTTATCCTGATTAAAATTTAAAGAATTTATTAAAGTTTTCTGCATCGGTCGTAGAAATACTACTGCCACCGAATTTTTTATATGTTTTAATGTATTTTTCGTAAACTTGTGGTGCTGCTTCTGGGTCTGCAAACATTTCGTGCAATGACAGAATCACATCATACAAGTCTCTAGGTATCATTGTTTCTAACAATTCAACGTGACTATCAACCAATTGATTTATTTCCTGTGCCGCTCTTACATACAAATGTGTATTGTGAACAACCATTCTTGGCATAGCTTCTTGTGAATATCTATCTAATCCTTCTGGTGTTTTACCTCCTAGTAATTCATAGGTAAAGTCTCTACAAGCCGGACAATCTAATGCACAAGGAACATGTTGTGTTAAGTCAATTGGAACTTCACCCGTTTTACCTTGTTTGATATGCGACTTTCTACGATATTCGGCATTCTTCGGAAAATACAATTCAGAAAATGATTGAGTCTTGTAATTTGTTGAATGAAGATATGTTCCAAATACTGGATATTGGCCTGGAGAAGATGAATCCGTTGTAATATAAATTCGGTTACCGGTATGTTGATTCATTAACTTTTGCAATGTTGCTAATATAAAGAAATCTGATATTTTAGATATACCTAGCAAATGCACATATTCTAAACGTTTATTTTCAAATTCTCTGTTTTTTAACATCAAAGAAACCGCAAACATGAAATCAACTAGTTTCTGCGGTCCGCCTATCGCCCAACCTTGAAAATCAAAATGCTTAAATTTATGATACCACCAAGTATACTCTTCAGCATTCGAACCTTGCAACATGTTTAAGAATTTTGTCTTACCGGATTGATGTTTTTCAAACCAAGCAAAATTATCAAAACTAATATCTGCACAAAGAGCAAATTGATTTTTATATTTTGTTTTGGGCGGAATATCTAAATTAGCTGCAACATCGCTGTTTGCTTCCAACCAATGAAATATTTTTTCTCGCAATTCGTTGCTATATGGTAATGCACCCGTTGCAATCTGATAACCACCTGAGTCGCCAAATACTAATACATCTTTTTCTAAACCCATTTGATCTCGAAAGTCCATTTTCTTGTAGTGATGTCCTGCAGTAACTAGGAAATATGGATGTCTCCAATCTGCCGGATATCTTGAATCAAAGAACTTTACCGGATCGCCACTTTCAAATTTCATATCCTTTTTGAAAGCAGATACCATGCTACCTGCGGATAATGAAGGAAAGTATATAAATCGTTTTGCTTCACTCATTTTGTTTTGTATCCTTTTATTGTGTTAATTAATTGTTTTGCTGAAAAGAAATTTTCATGTAATTTTGCAACTAGTTGTGATATTTCTAGAGACATATCTCGATCTTCATATTCTAGTATTGCGTTAGCGGCTTCTGCTACCGAATCTGCCCGTTTAAACATTGGATGATACATTTCCGTGTATGATAATCGATTAGGAACAATAGGACATGCTCCTGCACAAGCTGATTCATACATTGATATGCCTAATGTTTCTTGATCTGCAAATGAAACTGCAAAGCGTGCACGTTGAAGCAATTCATGATATTGTTTTTTAGATAAATTCATTTCCATTGCAACACAAAATTGATAATGTTGCAGCTCCGGATGCGATGCTAATTCTTGAAATAAATCTAAACGCTTTTCTGGTGCAATGCGATGCGGAAATACAATAATGTTTTCTTTAATATTATTTTCAGCCCATGGGCGTGATGCAATTAATGATTTTGTATATTCCATAGGCCAACCTGTTCTATCAAAAGTTGGATTGTGCATAATGTCATATGTTTTACGCATTAAATCAAAATGTGCCGCAGTTGCTAACCAATTGTGATCAAATGCACCAATAAAGGCTTGCTCAGCGTGTCGTATCCATGGTTTATCTCCTACGAGACGACCTAAAAAGTCATTTGGGTCATATGAACCCGCGTGCCAAAGTCCGTGCGTTACAACAGGAATATTTAGGAGTTCACTCATGTACTTAACATTGATGATGCCCGGATGCCACGCATCGGTAAATAGAATATGGTCTCCTGCCTTTATTTCGCCACGCGTAAATAATTCTGCTAAACGATGTGTTTGTGTAGCCTTATACATGTTAGTACCACCAAAATTCAAAAAGGCACCTGGCGTGACGGCTTCTGGAATATCCAAATCACCTTCGATTATTTCTACATCAAATCCGTTTTCGCGAAGCAATAAAGGTATGTGCCATTTCCATTCGCAAGTATAACGAGTTGGAACTGATTCTAAATCTACTAAAAATATTTTCATACTATCTTTCAATGAATGCACCATTTTCCCAGTCCTCCCAAACTTCTACTTTATATAAACTTGGAAATTCATCTAATAACCATTCTCCAATCATTTCGCACGACATTGAGCCAAATTCTAATACATTGGTAGTTCGTTGAAATCCTATTCGAAGAGCTTTTTGTATCTTTCTGTTTAATAGAATAAACTCTTCATCTCTATCAGTATGCGTTACATGTGCATAACAACGAAATCCAAACATATGTCGATGACGATCTGATAAGAATGCTACTTCTGGAAATACTTCTTTAGCATCGGGCCAACAATGAAATCCTTCAATGCTAAATGTTACTACTACACTATACTTCATATCGATCAAATTTATAATCATCTGGGTTTACTGACTGCATATTATGCACTGTTGTGCAATACAATTTGTAATCTCCATGTACTACTTTAATACTATCCGTTTGTTTTAATAAGCCAGCATCTTTGCATTCAATCATCAACATGATGTGTGCTCGAATTCGGATCATTGGCGGAATATGTTCTAACATACCAGGTGTTACTTCAATTGAAACAAATTGAGTATCTGTTATCATGTTGAAAATGTTTTGCCAATTGAAATCTTTGCTTTTGCTATCATTAACCAATTGTTCGGTTGCTGGAGAGCAAATATAAATGTGCGGCATAGGTTTTATGCGTTGTGTTCCATAAACTAACGGAGTAAAATCTGCAATGAAGCATGTTTCGATATCCGTAAAGCGTCCTTCGACTTCTTTACCATACCATATACTTTTATAACCAATCATAACTTATTATATAAATGTTTTTTAAAATTTCCAAATCAAACAGTAAGAAAGTGCTAACATTTCTGCTAGCACTTAAAATTAATTTGCTATTTGATTAGATATGCTTTTAGAACCTTTTACTTTGCATTTATATATTGCTTCCATGGCATATTTATCACTAACGCCTTTAATAAAAGTTACGTCAAGTTGTATTCCGTTACGTAATTGCAATGTTTTACGAACTGGGGTATCTGAAAACGTTTCGTCATCGTCATCATCGTCATCATCGTCATCATCTGAATATAAATTACGTTTCCATTCATCGCCTTCTTCAAAATCATCTTCGTCATCCGAGCCATATATAGTTAATCCTGCTTCTTTTGCCATATCTTGTAAAAACATATACCAATTATCGATTGCAGCTACATAATCGTCTAAATTTGTATTTGCATAATCGTTATTTTTTTGTTTTTGACTATATTTTAAAAGTTCATATACAATTGAATTTGTAGTAGGAACATATGAACTATAATCATCTTCATAATCATTTAATGTAGTTACTTTTGGTACTTTATAAGAAAAATTCATAGTATTTGAACCCTCTTCATTTTCATAATATACATAAAATGTATCTGACAAAACTGCTTCATTTAAATTTTTAGTTCGAAATCTGCGCATATTTTCAACAAGTAAATTTTTTAATTTAATATGTGACATTATTTTAATCCTTTTAATTTTAAATAAATATTAGCAAAAAAAAAAATCATTTACCATATGAGAAGAACTTTGCTACTGAATTATTTTCTGGAAATGCTCCCCAATTCATTGCATCATAAAAGTCATCAAGTTTATTTTTCAATTCCTTTTCAAAGATTTTATTTCGGTCAATGTATTGTGTTACAAAGTCTACAATAACTTGCGGATCCTGATAACCACGCAATGCCATGGTATCAAAGCCAAACGGGTTATCTGATAAGTATGCCCATTTAACCTTTTCTCCGTCTGTAATAGGCTCAATGTCTCGTATTGCATTTGATACAAGTAAATCATTGAAATTGATTGCTGACTTAACATGTGCCGGCGTACCTGACAAGTATCCTGTAAATGGTTTTCTTTTGTTGGTATACTTTGATATTTCTTTTACTCCGGAATTTTTCATTACATTGAGTATAGGAGAATTCTTTAATCCGGATTTGAATGCGTGAATCATATCAGTTGTTGCAGTTTTATCCTTTTCCTTGAGAATATTCCAAAGTGTTTCTTTCATTATCTTTTTGAAATCTTCTGGAAAGCTAGATCTAACAACATCTAATCCTTTGATGTCTAATTTATCCGTAGGTTTACCTTCTTTGAATATAACCCATTGTGCATAACGTTTCTTGGCAATCCACAAACCAGATTTTGCAACATATTCTTGTTTAATTTGCCAACGATGTGTTTCGGTATTGTGAAATACTTGTGCATATCTATCATACATTTGATTTACTAAACTTTGAACTTCTGAGGCAATTGCATTGGTTTGTTCAATCATGAAGGCTTCATCTGTTTCATCAAATCCAGGAAATCGTTTTGCAATAAGCGGTAACGAACTAACAAAGGTTGAATCTGTATCTGTATAGAATGCAAATTCAGCTTTGCCACCCGTTGCATTAACGAAGTGATCTTGTCCCACTTCTTTTGCATAATGATTGTTAATAACCTTTGCAGAAAACTTAATTACACTTTGGCCTGTTGCTGTGATAGCACCTGCATTATCTAAATCATGGAATCGGAATGTTTTAAGTCCTAAAACTCCATAAAATGAATTAAGCAATACTTTTTGTGTATTTTGTAAGGCATCATAAAATTTATAATCTTCTGATCCTACTTCATACTCATCACGTTTATTTTTATATTCAACACGTTCATCAAACCATTTTGCTAATATAGTTGGTAAGAATCCTTTGATGTCTGTTCTATAAACTGCACCATTACTTGCAACTGTATATGCATTATCAGATAACCAAGCTTTAACATGTTGCGCATATGTGCCATCAGTAAAAGTTACTTGTTGTGGTTCTGATTTTAACAAACATTCTTGATCCCAATTTTTAATAACACCAATTTTAGTTTCTGGTGAAATATTCAAACTCATGATGATGCTAGGATAAAGTGATGTTAAATCTAAGTCATAGATCCATTTGTATAGACCTGGTACTGGATCTTTTACATATGCTCCCGCTAATGCATCAGCTTCTGTTTCTTCTTCAATAAAACGAAATTGTTTATTAGGTGCAACTAGTCCATTGCGTTTCAAATCAACTATTGCAGCACC